CGATTAGTTAGTTAATGAATAGATAACTATCTATCCATAGGAGGATCTTACCGAGTTTTTCCCAATCTGTCTACCTAGGGATAACCCTAATGTATTTTTATACAGTACCCCTCTGTTGTTTTTTAGAGACACTTCTATAGGGTGCATTATAGCCTCTTTCTATCGCCTGCTCAGACTCGATAGTCTCTGCCTATTGGCACGATTCTTGCCTAGCAAGTCCCATACCTGACTAGTCTGTGTGGTCTTTTGTGGTATAAAAGAGACACGGGGGAGGGGGACAACACAGTTGCGCTGCGTAAAGCGCCCTACAGCACACAACAGAAGGCAAAATAGCAATTAAATAGTGGGAAAACCTCCCTAAATAGTACAAAATAGGACAGGAAAAAGCCTATATAAATCAAATAGTTAGGAAAGTGTAGGACTTTGTAGATAAAGTAGGACTAATCTGTTCACTCTGAAGCTGCTAATCTGTACACTTTAGCCTCTAAAGAGTAGAAAGTACTTGACTTTTAAGAAAAAGTATGCTATAATAAATGTATTAAGAACATACTATGTAGAAACTAAATACAATAATCATAATAATAATTCTTAATAATTTAAAACTACATAGATAATAAGGAGAAACACTAAAGTGTCCTTAGAAGCTCAAGGTGTTACCCTGTCCCCTGCTAAAAAAAGGGGCAGACCCAGAAAAGCTGATGTCGAATCCAAGAAAAAGCGAGGCGTGGTAGGTCGTCCTCCCGGCGAGGCAGCAAGAATCAAAGAGTTCTATGCCCGTCTTCTGTCCACCAGCGGTGAGAAGGTCATTGAGACCGTACTCCGCAAGGCAATGGACGATGGGGACAAAGATCAGGTGGCGTGTTTGAAGATGTGCATTGACAGACTTCTGCCAATCTCTCACTTTGAAAAGCAGGGTCAAGGTAGATCCAACGCTATACAGGTTCAGATTGTTACCACTGGTACTCCACAGATAGCTGCAAGAGAAACTGAGGAGATTGGATACGAGGTTATTGATGTAGAGGACTCGGATGGCAAACCTTAGAGTCGAGCTACATCCAAAGCAGACTGAAGTATTTAATGATGATCACAGATTTAAGGTAGTAGCTGCAGGACGAAGGTTTGGTAAGTCAAGACTAGCGGCTTGGACCCTCATCATTGAGGCTTTAAAATCTAAAGAGAAGGATGTGTTCTATGTTGCTCCAACTTTTCAGCAAGCTAAAGACATTATGTGGACGGTTCTTAAGGAGCTTGGACACGAAGTTATCAAAACTGTCCACGAGAATACGGCGGTAATAACTTTAGTAAACGACAGGAAGATATACCTAAAAGGATCTGACCGTCCAGATACAATGCGAGGTGTCGGTCTAGCGTATGTCGTAGTTGACGAGTACGCTGACATGAAGCCACAGGTCTTCGAGCAGATCCTTAGACCAGCATTAAGTGATGTAAAGGGTGGCGCACTGTTCATTGGTACACCGAAGGGCAGGAATCACTTCTATGAATTGTATCAGATGGCTCAGAGGGACGAAGACGAGGACTGGGTGTCTTTTCACTTTACTTCTTTTGATAACCCTCTTCTCGATCCTAAAGAGATTGAGGCCGCAAAGAAGTCAATGTCTTCCTTCAGTTTTAGACAGGAATACCTTGCTAGTTTCGAGGCCGCCTCATCAGAGTTATTTAAAGAAGAATGGATACATTATGTTGATAGCGATGATACTCCTAGTGACGGTAGTTATTACATCGCTGTTGATTTGGCTGGCTTTGAAGATGTAAGCAAGCAAGCCAGTAATAAGAAGAAGCATCTAGACGAGACTGCGATAGCTGTTGTTAAGGTTTGTTTAGATGGATGGTTTGTAGATACTATAGTGTATGGACGATGGGATATCAAAGAAACCGCAAACAAGATATTAGAAACAGCAAGAAGTTACGATGTGCGGCTAGTAGGTATAGAGCGGGGAATGGCACGGAACGCCGTACTCCCGTACCTACAAGACTTGATGAAGAAGAAGTCGTTTTTCATCTCAGTGACAGAACTGACACATGGCAACAAGAAGAAGACGGACCGCATAGTATGGGCTTTACAGGGACGCTTCGAGCATGGAAGGATTAAGTTAGTTAGGGGCGATTGGAATAAGCAGTTTGTAGACCAGCTTCTTAACTTTCCTAACAGCGCAGTACACGATGACCTGATTGATGCCTTAGCTTACATAGATCAGATAGGTATCACAGAGTTTACAGACATGATTGAAGATGATGAGTACGAACCTTTAGACACAGTATCAGGATACTAACATGGCTATTGCTCGTTTATTCCAAGGACTGCTAGAAATACCAGAAGAGTTCATTGCTGCTTCTACTAGAGGCGGTAGAGCTTTATTTGAGGAAACACCTTCTAAGTTACAAAAACCAGAGATTATTGGTGGTGAGAAAGCTTTAATGAATTATCTTCCTAAAGCAACAGAGGAAGAAATGGAGTTGATGGACTCTAGCATGAAGCTAGCCAAGGACATGGCAAAACGAGGAGCTACGTTTGAGGAGCAAGTAGCCCGTACTGGAATGGGTATTGGACCAGATGATAAATTAAGATTTGAAATACCAGACACAGATGCAAGATTACGTTTGCCTACAGATATGTTGGAAGAAGGAGAGACTTATAGGGTTCAGGATTTATTAAGTCATCCAAAGTTATATGAGTTTTATCCTGACCTAGCAAACAAAGAAGTACGTATTATTAATGAACCAGACAAGCCAATGTCATTTGGTGCTTATAACTTTGATAGTCAGACTATTGACTTAAACGTAGGATCAATGCCATTTATTGACCAAGATCCAGTTTCAGTTATTTCTGGATTGCTTCACGAATCTCAGCATTACGCACAGCAAGTGGAAAATTTCTTGCGTGGTACAAGTAAGTCTAAGTTTTTAAAACGATATACAAATAAATCTTGGGAGCAAGCTTCCAAAGTTGACAAAGAAAAAGCTACCCGTGATTATTTAAAGTCATACGGAGAAGCTGAGTCTCGTAACGTACAACTAAGATTTGAAGATCCTTTCTATGCAAAGACTTCTGGATCAGTAGATAAAACCAAAGGTAAAGTATTTCCAACAACGATGGGACAAGACAAGGATACAATGGCTGCTTTTAATCGTCCGCTTGGTCCAACAGAATTTATTAATAACGAAGGTGGTGCTTTAGACGCACGTCTAGATTATGTTTCTCCTTTCCCTAGTACAGTAGAGGATATGCAATGAGTGACTTTCAAGAAGACCCAGTATCTGAATCAGATAAAGAGCTAGTAGCTTTTATTATTGATCATTGTGATCGGTGGAAAGAACACCGTGATAATAACTATCAGGCTAAGTGGGATGAGTATGAGCGCCTCTATTACGGCGTATGGTCTGACGAGGATAAGACTCGTGACTCAGAACGCAGTAGGCTCGTATCTCCAGCTATCCGTCAAGCAGTAGAGAACAAGACCTCAGAAATTATTGAAGCTACTACAGGACGTGGTGAGTTCTTTGAGATGGCAGATGATGCTGCTGACCAGCAAGAGATGGATATTGAGATGGTCAAGCGTCAGCTTCATGATGATCTAAAGAAAGATAAAGTAGATAAGACTTGGGCAGAGGTTAACCGTAACGCTGAAGTCTTTGGTCTTGGTGTAGCCGAAGTACAGATTAAATCTACAATTGAACTACAGCCAGCAATGCAGCCAATGCCTGATGGAACTGGGACAGCTATTGGTGTAATTGAAGTAGAGCGTGTATCTGTTCCAGTTAAGTCGGTACATCCTCGTAACTTTATTTGGGACCCGAACTCTGAGACAATCGATGATTGCCTTGGTGTAGCTGTAGAAGAGTATACAAGTTTATTTAAAGTAGTCAAAGGGATTGAAGATGGGATCTATAGAAAGGTTAATATTGGTCCTGAGTTTAGTGACGCTGATCTCATCCCAAATCAACTGGACTCACTTTACCAAGAAGATAAGGTACGAGTCCTTCGTTACTACGGGTTAGTTCCTCGTGAATATTTAGAACAGTTAGAGAACGAAGGTGGTGAAGTAGAGGACCTATTCCCTGAAGACAGTGATGCAGATAAGTATTCAGACATGGTTGAGGCTGTAGTCGTTATTGCCAACGGGCAGTACCTGCTCAAAGCTGAAGCAAATCCATACATGATGAAAGATCGTCCTATCGTGACCTATGTACCTGAGAAGGTATCAGGTAGATTAGTAGGTATGGGAACTGTTCAAAAGGGCTACAATATGCAAAAAGCTATTGATGCTCAACTCCGTAGTCATCTGGACTCTTTAGCACTGACTACGGCTCCTATGATGGCAGCAGATGCTACAAGACTTCCTCGCGGTGTATCTTACAAGGTTCAGCCCGGAAAGACCCTGCTTACTAATGGTAATCCTAATGAGATCTTATTCCCATTTAAGTTTGGTTCTACAGATACAAATAACATTCTTACTGCCAAAGAGTTTGAAACAATGTTGCTTCAGGCTACAGGCACACTAGACAGTCAAGCTATGACTCGTTCTGTTGCCTCTGGTGAAGCTAGTGGTGCGTCTATGTCATTAGCTATGTCTTCTATTATCAAGAAGAACAAGCAGGCGCTGATGAACTTCCAAGATGACTTCTTAATTCCTTTGATTAAGAAAGTAGCTTATCGTTATATGCAGTTTGATCCAGAGCGCTATCCTTCTCAAGACTTTAGATTTACCCCTGCCAGCACACTTGGTATGGTAGCTAGAGAGTATGAACAGCAACAGTTCATTGGTCTGCTGCAAACCCTTGGCCCTGATAGCCCTGTACTGCCTTTAGTCTTAAAAGGTATTATTAAAGGCTCCAGCCTGTCCAATAAGGAAGAGCTTGCAGCAGCTTTAGACCAGATGAACCAGCCTAATCCTGAAGCTCAGGCTATGCAGCAGGCTCAGATGCAGGCACAGATCCAGCTTGTTCAGGCTCAGATTAACGAGCTTAACTCTAGGGCAGCAGAGTCTCAAGCTGACGCTCAAGAGGCAATGGCTAAGGCTCAGAAGACTATGGTCGAAGCTCAGTTAATGCCAGAAGAACTACGGGCTAAGGTTATTCAGTCAGTGTCTGCTAACTTAGATGGTTCCAATCAAGGAGAGTTTGAGCGCCGTGCTAAGGTAGCTGAGCTTATCCTAAAGGAACGAGAGATTGAGACTAAGGAAAACATTGTCGAAGCGCAGATGAATAGAAAAGTTCAATAAGTACTTGACAAATCAAGAAAAGTATGGTATAATAAATTATATGTTGTAGAAATACAACACAGTCCTAGATAGGAGAAACTGTGGATAAAGACATTCAGGAGTACTACGAGGCTAGGTTTGATATGATGGCCTCAAAAGGATGGAAAGATCTTATGGAAGACACCCAGAAAATGCTGGATGCCTACAATAAGATTGAAAGATTGGCTGGTGTTGAGGACTTGTACTACGCCAAAGGACAGTTAGATATCCTAAACTGGGTAATAAACCTTAAGCAAACTTCGGAAGAAGCCTATAGGGAGTTAACAGATGAAACGGATATTTGAGTTCAGGTGTGTTAAGGACCACCTCACCGAAAAATTGGTCGATGATGAGGTACGCTCTATAGAGTGTCCGCATTGTCGCAATGAAGCTTCTCGTATTATCTCGTCACCCCGTATCAGTCTGGAGGGCATCACAGGTGCGTTTCCTTCAGCACATGATGCGTGGGCTAGAAAACACGAAGAAGCAACTAGAGTCGCTTATAAGAAACAGCAAGCCTGATTCCAAGTGACATTTTAAAGTTCCTAGAATCCGTTGTGGACAGGAGGATAATGTGGCAGCAACTTTTACCGAAACGCAAGAAGAGTTATTTGAAGCAAGTGATATTACTCAGCAAGAGACTCAGCAAGTAGCTGAAGAACCTCAAGTTGAAACCGTACAGGAAAGTGCTCCTACAGAGGAGAACCTTCCCACCAAGTACAAGGGCAAGAGTCTTGATGAAATTATCAGGATGCACCAAGAGGCTGAGAAGCTAATTGGTAGACAGGCTCAGGAAGTTGGTGAAGTACGCAAGCTTGCAGACGAACTTATCAAGCGACAACTCGACACTAAGAAAGAAGTTGAGGTCACAAAAGAAGACGAGATCGATTTCTTTGAAGATCCGAAAAAGGCAGTAAACCGAGCAGTAGAATCACATCCTGCTATTCAAGAAGCAAAGCAACAAGCTTTACTATTGAAACAGCAGCAAACGCTGACAAAGTTACAACAGGAATTTCCTGACTTTCAGCAGACAGTAGCTGATCCTTCCTTTGCGGAGTGGATTAAAGCCTCACCAGTGCGTATGCGGTTGTATGCTGCGGCTGATGCAGACTTTGATTTTGATTCAGCCTCTGAGCTATTGACAAGTTGGAATTATGTTAAACCTAAAGCGGTAGCTCCTTCAGCTTCTGCTCCTGCGCCAGAGATTAAAGCGGCACAGAAAGCAGCAGTCAAGTCAGCTACAGTGGATGTTGGTTCTAATACTGGTGCTACTTCTGCTAAGGTCTATCGAAGAGCGGATCTAATCCGTTTACAACTGGAAGACCCAGATCGTTATTACCAGCTACAAGATGAAATTATGGCTGCATACGCTCAGGGTCGAGTTAAATAAACTTAATCATTTAGGAGATTTAAAATGGCTCTTGGTACTGATCACGTAACAAAAACAACAGCGGATAAATTTATCCCTGAAATTTGGTCTGATGAAATCATCGCTGCTTACAAGAAGAACTTGGTTGCTGCTAACCTGTTCTCGAAAATGTCTTTCAAAGGCAAGAAGGGCGATACGCTTCACATTCCTAAACCCACCCGTGGCGATGCTGCTCAGAAGACTGCATCCAGTCAGGTAACTCTGATTGCTGCAACTGAGACTGAAGTTCTTGTTAACATTAACAAGCACTATGAGTACAGCCGTTTGATCGAAGATATTGTCGAAGTTCAGGCTCTCTCTTCGCTGCGCCGCTTCTACACGGACGATGCTGGCTATGCGCTAGCAAAGCGTGTTGACATTGACTTGGTTCAGCTTGGTCGTGGTGTTAATGGTGCTACCATTGGTACGAATGACTACGCAACTGCTGCTGCAAGCACGAATGCATTCATTGGTTCGACTGGCGCTACGGTGTACAACTCCAGCACGTCTAACGCTGCTGCTCTTGGCGAGGCAGGTATTCGCCGTTCAATCCAGCGTCTTGATGACCAAGACGTTCCGATGACGGATCGTTTCCTGATTGTTCCTCCTTCAAGCCGCAACACGTTGATGAGCATCTCTCGCTTTACTGAGCAGGCTTTCGTAGGCGAGCAGGGCGGTAACAACACAATCCGTAACGGTCAAATCGGTGACGTGTTTGGTGTTAAGGTATTTGTTACCACCAACGCTGACACTGCTGCTGGTACTTCTGGCACAGACCGTATCTGCTTGTTGGCACACAAAGACGCATTTGTGTTAGCCGAGCAAATGGGTGTTCGTTCACAGACTCAGTACAAACAAGAGTATCTCGGTACTCTGTTTACCAGCGATATGCTGTACGGTGTTGCTGAGTTGCGTGACGGCTCCGCTGTTGCTCTCGCAGTTCCAGCCTAAGGCTTTATAAGCTAGTGGCTCTCCTCAGCCTCACAAGGGCTGGGGAGTTTTCTTAAGCAGATAATGTCTGTTTAAGCAAACTAACGGAGATCTAAATGGCTATCTATCGTGGACCCGGAGGTGCAGGTGACGCTACAGCAGACGCTACCAATGCCGCCTCAGTAGCTAACGGCTACGCAACTGCTGCTGCAAACTCTGCAGCTAACGCAGCCACCAGCGCAACTAACGCAGCAACCAGTGCAACTAGCGCATCTAACAGCGCAACTGCTGCAGGAACTAGCGCAACTAACGCATCCAATAGCGCCACTACAGCAGGCACTAGCGCAACCAATGCAGCTAACAGTGCAACTGCAGCAGCAGCTTCTGCAAGCGCAGCAGCCAC